GGCGCCATGTCGCCTTAGCAACGTAAATGTTTAGACCTTGCCCCAAAGGGAGGCAGGAAACGTTTTAGACAGTTTACACCAGTGAACCCAATTGCAGTTTAACGACTTGCTGGTCCTGGACAGAGAACGAGGGGAGAGGGCAACGCCCCCCCAGACTAACGTGCGACCGCCGACGGCGAGGCACTCCACCCGTAGAGGGGCAACTTCGCTGCTTTCCTCGACACCGACCTAAGGGACTCCCATCTGGAAATTTGATCCATCAGTAATGGGCACCATATCCTCTTCTCCACCCAAGGGCAAGAAACCTCGTCCATCGACTGAGGCTCCCATCCGGGCAAAGGAAGGCTCGTAGAGACCTTCAGAGAGGACCGCTGCTGTATAGACGCAGCAAGGAATCGGTCATGCATCGAGACTCGGAACTTCCAGGAAGCGGGGGGTTCAACGCCCATCCCGCCCCGAGAAATCGGAAGGAACATATTCCGAGTATGGAAGCGCACACGGTCAGCAAAATCGACTGACACGAAGCACTCCCTGGCAACCTCCCTTCCGTTGATCGAGAGGAAATGCCCTAACAGCGAAGCCTGCTTTCCAGGCAAAGAGCCCGCCAGAAGGCGGTTGACATTCGCACAGTATCCGGCAGCCGGATCGTTTCCGTAATGCGCTGCTGCAAGACCCCGAGACTCACCATCCGAAAAGAGCCTCACCTCACGCGAGTCTTCACCGACTTCGCAATCGCGCCCGTCACGACCGTTCGCATCAGACTTCCCAAGCACCTTGTGCTGGCCAAAGAATAGGCCTACATTGAGAAAGTCGATTTGCCACGGCGTGCGGGGCACCTCACAATCATCCCCGCCGCGGTACTCGTGACGAACACGGGGCGCGGCCAGGTCGAAATGACATGAGGTACTATTTACATTGAGGTAAGTTGGATGATGGTAAGCCTTTCCGACGCTCATCTTGAGCCCCACCTTTCCCGCGACACTGGTATGCTTCTCCCAAAGTGATGGAGTCGCAGCATAAACCATGTCGTCCCCGTTCACAAGAACGTGAGCGAGTCTCTCCTCGTCAGACCAGCTGCGCTGAGCGCCAGCCGTCACCTTGAGATAAACGCCAAGGTTAGCAAGACAGAGGATAGGGAAAGATAGAATAGAGCCCATGAGCTGGCCATTCGTCTGCACCCCCTTAGACACGGGGGCCCCCCACTTATCCATCCGGCGTTCCGGATAAAGGAGTTCGTGAGGGCCGAGGACGCGAAGAGCGTACTCGTACGTCTGACTGTCGAGGTTACCAAGAAGGAATCGCAAAATGCGACCAGAGTACTTCCAGGACAGACCGTCAGTGGCAGCGGAATAGTCAACGGAGAACCACTCCCATGAGCTCTCAGCCTTCGCGGCAAGATCGAGCACATCACATGGGGAGAATGGTCTTCCGATTAGGCGGAAACAGGGCATCGAGCGCATAGCGCCATGCATGGCCTCCTGTAGAGGTTTCATCGCGTAGTAGGGCAAAGACTCACCCTTAGAGATCACGCGAACCTTAAAAGGCTCAAGCACAGCTTGGATAACCGCACGAAGCGGCCTGCCATAATTGCGCGATTTGTACACGTCGAGGAGAGACGTCCAGTCAGATCGCCCTAGCGGCTCCCGTACTTCGGCGCACACATTCGTCATTCGGCCAGAGCCGCTATAACTGTGCACGACGGGATAGAACCGCATACGGACAAGATCAGTACCACCTGTAGTATTTGGTGAAGATAGCTGAGAAACACGGGCCTTAGGTCTAGGCTCACCGTGTTCGTCCTCCACCCGCAGGTTGGACTGTCTGAAGTCCCGGGCAATTTTCACAAGGTCAGACCACATGGCCTCATAGGCCTTAGGGTCCCTGTGACTCCGGAGATGATCCTGCCAAGACTTTTCAGCGGGCAGCAATTCCTCCGGGACCGGATCGACGAAACCGTCATCCGCGGCAATTTCAACACCGTCCTCCACATAGATCTCACTTTGAAGACCAGACACGACCACAAGAGTGGTCTGCTGTCCTCCCAGACTCCTAGGCAGCTCATAGCAAGCTGAAGTCGAGGGAGCAAATCCAGTGAAGATGGAGGAATCACTTAGTCTCTGCGTGAGGCTGTTCCGTGTCTTTTCTAAAACACGTTGGAAACATGGATCCTGGAAGATCTTGTCGATCGTTGAGTCGACACCAGGGTCCGGTGACGTTAGCGCTTCTAAGTGCTTCTTATACGTCGCCTCTACGATGGCATCAGAGGCAGGCAGCGCCGAGCGCTTGGCCTGTAGCCACGAGTACCAGAGATGGGTGTTACGCCGCGAAAAGACTGTAAGTCGTTGTCGCATCCATTGTCTGAGGCAGCCAGAAGGAACAAAGTTCCGATCACAACTGGCTGGGAGTTCGTTCCTGAGGTATTTCGCGAGAGGGTAGGTCAGCGTCCATTTGGCACGCTGCAACCAGACCGTCTCATCGGGCGAGGTATTCAGGAGGGCGCAGAGCTGGGACTCCAGTTGCGCCAGGACCTCAACCCCTGCACCATGATGGTGCAGGACGAGCTTGAGGCCACGAACAAGGGCGTTCGTCCGTTCAGGTAGGGAAACCACCTGCTCCGAGGACGTCCGGGCAGGTTGGTGCGGCTTCACAGCCGCGCTGACTTGCAATTCTGTAGCGAGCATTTCTGAATGCAAAATCGGGGAACTTTTCTGTCTAAAACAGAG